CGCGAAGAACACCAAGTCAGGTACATAGGAGCCGTGAAGTCTCTAACCAGAGCGACACAGTGGGATAATATGGAGCTTTTTGGGTTTACACCCGAAAACTTCATACCTACTGCTTGGGAGTTACTCCCATGGTCGTTCCTCGTGGACTATTTCACCAATATTGGTGATATCCTCTCATGCGCGATCACCAAGACGAATAATGTGAGCTTCGTGAATAAGACTACTATACGGACAACAGTTTGTAACTACTCTGTTGAACCCGTTAAGGGTCTTAAACCAGCGCCGTTCACAGCATCGTCATGGAAAATCACGTACGAGGAGTGTCCAAGATATACCTGGTCAACTAGGCGGAGGGTTATTAACCGACAGCCGAACAGTGGGATTTCTCTCCCCACTCTACAGCTGTCTTTTGATCTTAGGGATCGGCAACTAGGCAACATTGCCGCTCTTCTAAGTCAGGCTAATGCACTCCATAAACAACGAAGGCGATTGCCTTAACGGAGATTATTGTGGCATTTACTCTAACGTCCCCCATTACGGGGGCTGCGCAGACTGGCCTTACGAGCCCCACCTATACGCATATCGCAGATACGGCCCCGGTTGTTACCGGCAAGCAAGTAGCTGTGACGGCGCTTGGTGGGACTCAGACTGGCGTCACTACGCATAGTATTGCTTCGCCCTTTACCATCACTGTGTTTAGGCCTAAGGCTTTCCGTAGTCTTGGAAAGGCTAATCCTATCACTGGTGTTGTTAAAGATGTTCCTCGGAATACCTTCAAGGTCATTACCCGGAAGGGCGTCACGCCGCTTGCTGGTCAACCTTACACGAACCTGCAAATCACGACTGTCGTCGAGATCCCTGCGGGTGCGGATACGGCTGACGCAGCGAACGTACGTGCTGCTCTATCTGCTCACCTCGGCGCACTTTCCCAACAATCATCGGGACTCGGAGACACTTGTGTCTCGGGTGTCCTTTGATTTTGGTTTCTGCTTCGAGCGGGTACCGTAAGGCACCCTGAGTAGGTAGTTTATTCCAAGGAAACGGAGCGAGCATGCGTGGTAACGCTGATCTGCTGCCAGTCCTCCTCGATCTTGATTTGATAGAAGGAGGGTGGGATGGGACAGTTTCTCCCTACCCGGGCATTAAGGTACACACCTTTGCAATCCAAGCCTTACGTAATTCTCTCTTCAAGAAGTTTGAAGATAAGAAAGACGAAGGTGCGGATGCAGCGGCATTAGAGAAGTTTCTTGACTCTAATAACCGGTGCAGTACTTGGCCGGGCCTGCCACCTAACCTTCCTGATGTCGAAGCTATTGCACTAGGAGAGGCAAAGGATTTTATCCAGCGTCTCTTCTTCTCCGATGAAGGATTAAACTACTTCACATGGAGTCGCATTTGCGATGGCTTTAGCTTTGGCAACGGTTCGAACATCGGAGCCCCTGGAACAGATTTCTTTTCGAAAACTGCTCTAAGCTCGATGTCGACTTCAAATCAACTACTCAGAGATTTATTTTCTGAGGCTATATCTTCTGACCCTCTTTGGTCTAGCGTAGAATCTACTAGACATAAGTTCAGGGGAAGTGATATAGTTCGAGGTAGTCGCCTGTCTTACGTTCCTAAGACGCGAACCATCAGTAGAACCATATGTACCGAGCCCGTTCTGAATATGATGTTCCAGAAGGGTGCTCAGAAGGTTCTTGAAAAGCTGCTCTTGAGGGGTACTGGAATTGACCTCTCAATTCAGCCTGACAAAAACCGTGAGCTCGCTCGGCGCGGGTCAATAGACGGAAGTTTTGGTACTATCGATCTTTCGTCCGCTTCTGACTCGCTGTCTCTCTCTATGGTCGATCAGATGTTTCCGAAGGAGGTAACACGTATCCTTCGTAGCATGAGGTCGCCCTTGACCATCCTTCCAGATGGTAGAGAGGTTGAGTTACATATGATATCGTCAATGGGAAATGCTTATACGTTCCCACTTCAGACGATTTTGTTCTCTGCTGTTGTCTATGGCGTGTACAGGTCAATCGGGATTACTCCTGATTACCCGAGGCACGAAAACCTAGGAAATTTCGCCGTTTTCGGCGACGACATTATCGTTAGACGCGAGGCTTATGACCTTACGGTTAAGATACTGTCGTATCTAGGTTTTGTTGTTAACGTAGACAAGTCCTTCAATAACGGGGACTTTCGCGAGTCATGTGGCTTTGATTTTATGTCTGGCCACAACGTCAGGGGGGTCTATATCAGATCCCTTAAAACTGACGGTGATGTGTACTCAGCTATCAACAGGCTTAACCGTTGGTCAGCTCAGTGGAATATCACTTTACGTCGCGTCGTCAAGTTCTTATTGAAGGGGGTGAGGCTTTTGCGCATCCCTTTTGATGAGATGGATGATGCTGGCGTTAAAGTTCCGCTAAGTTGTCTCCCGCGTGTTAGTTTTGACCGTGACACCGGCGGTGTAAACTACCGGTGTATGGTACAGAGCATACACAAAGTAGACCTGACGGACGTTGAGTCCCGGCCTCCAACATCCATGAAAGGTTGGTTTCCCAACTATAATGGAGTACTGTTGGCCGCATTAGCTAGTACCCTTAGGGACGCCTCG